CATCTGCAAAATCTTGTTTAGTCATAGTTATAGGGTTGTTATTAATATCAATCCAACCTTCAACATCTCCACTGCCCATATTATCATATGCTTCTTTCATCATTAAATAATCAGAAGCGTAATCTGGATGGCGTACTTGAACAACAACACTGTCAGAGGGACGTGTCCAAGCTATATTTGCTAGAGAAGTATTTCTAATATTTATAGGTAGATTAGAAGCCACTTCTTGTGCGGCTGCTTCACTTGCTATGTTTTCAGCTTTCACCGTGGCGTGTAAATCAATCAAATATTCATAAGCAGAAAAATCCGTTATTTCTTCGTTAAGGGTATTGTCTTTATATTCAATACTCCCTCCTTCTAATACTGAATCCCAATGAATAACCCAGATATTATCATCAATCAATAGATCAGCTACTATGGATTCTCCATCTATGACAATAGATTGTTCTTCATTTATAATAGTAATTTTCATTTATCTATACCTTTATAATGAAACATAATGTGTAAAATTCTGGCTCACTCGAAGCTGAACTCACAGACCCCGTAATACCGTGGGTATGCGAAGCACCGCCGCCTGTAGAAACAGTGTTATTATAGCCAACTGTGCCCTCACCTAAGCCTGAAATCAAACCATCTGTACTTCCAAGTTCATCAGCGAAGATTTTCAAGGGGTGAGTGTGGCTAGGCATTTGCGCTGTGGTAAGTGTATGTGCTGCACCAGTAAAAGTATCAGCGTGTGTATGAGTAGCTGAGCCTCCTGTAGTTCCTGCAACACTAGAGCCTTTAATAAACTTGCCGATGAGATTAGGAGTACCATTCGTTCCATCACATAATAAGTAACCAGAGGGCACATTAGCCGCCAAACCAGACCACATAGATATGATGCCTGTTGGTTCATCTAACCTCTTCCAAGCTGCTGGAGTTCCGTTTGTTATAACTCTAGTAAATATTTGATCTGGAATAAGATCATGCAGGGTTTGACTTACAAAAGTGGACGTTCTTGCTATAGAAGTCAGCACTCCTACTTTTGGAGACCCTGAGGGAAACGTCCCCATAGAAGCTGCGGAAGTAGTAATAAAGCCAGTGCTGGTAATACTGTCAATATTTACAACAGAGTTGGGGGCTATTCCTAGATCATCTATAGGTGTGGGTGTGAAAACCCCTGTCTCCAACCGCGTAACACTAACAGTCGAAGATGTTAAGCGTTTTACTCTAAACGTGGCAGAGCCATCTTTCACAACCATATTTCCAACCAAGGTAACACCGACACCCGCCGCGATAGTTACATCAAAATCAGCAAGGTTAATAACCGTAAACTCGAAATTACTACCGTCCACGCTACCTGTTAATCCAGCTATGATATTAGCTACAGTATCGGTCGTCAAAGTACGAGCAACTGTTGGGGTGATAGTAAACTCACCACCTATAAGCTGCGCCGCTGTTAGTGTTGCATCTGCATCGGCTAGGGAAGTGCTGGTTATTAAATTTAAACTATCAAAGACTTGTGCCATCTCATCTTTGATAACTAATCCAGATATATTCTTATCTACGCCGCCATTAACCGTGACAAATAAATCACTATCTTCAATACTTGTATTAGCATCTAGTTCTGTAATTCTTTTTGTTGAAATAGGTAGATTAGTAATTTCCCCCATTATATACTCCTCTTTTTATTAAACTGTTTTTCTAAATACATTATTAACTTCCCCTGCTAAAGTTTCAGTACCTACTAATATCCATGTACCACCTAGTCGTACACTTATAGCTGTAGCATCTTCTGCTGAAGTAGTAGTATGTGTATCTCCTACTGAATACCTATCATCTAGGTGTGCTATATAGCTGAATATATTATTAAGTATAGTGTTAATGAAAGGTCTGTACCAATCTTGTCTTACTTTAAATCCAGTTCTCTGTACTTGTTCTGGGACAGGGAATTTATTAGCGTATGCTTGTTCCCCATCCCCTGTCCCTAAATCTCTGACTTCAAAGAAAGTATCTGTAGCCCATTCCAACCTGTCTTCTGGCCTTGCTGCCATACTATGCCTCCGTTACTTCTTGCCATGCTAAATGACTTCCATCACTTAACTCTATAAAACTTCCATCATCTGTTACATACAACCCTGAACTTACATTATATTGAGTCTTACCAAATAGCTCAGATAAAGGGTTTATATCTTCTCCTATCTCTGGGAGAAAAGATGTACCTTCATCCCAAGAGTGTTGATAAGCATCTGTGGCTAAATAACTGCCATCACTTAACTCTACTAATTCATCATTATCTGTAATATATAGTGCTTCAGTTTCTATTAACTCTGCACCTACAAATGCTTCATTATTGTGATTATAAGATAATAAACCACATACCCCTGCTGCCATTACATCATCATTTATTTTAGCTATACGTGATGTAAACCCTTGTGACACTTGTGTAATAACTAGAGCTGGGTAGTGTTCAAATAATGTAGGATTTTCTGTACCAGTTAAAGATTTAATAATATCTAGTACAACAGGTATAGTACCGTCTGAGTTATTAATAGCTAACCTGTTTAAGATAGCTGTTCTATAAGTTTCATCTGATCTGTTATCTCTAGTCTCCCCAGCAAATATACCTAGTACATCTAACTGCGTACCTATTGCAACATTAATACCTCGTTGGGTTAGCAGATCATGTAATACATCTTCTAACTTCTGTATCTCTTTTAAGTAAGCCTTAGTAATACCCGTTGCTATAGGTTTATTATTCCAGAATGTAATTAAATAATCTAAGCCAGAAGTTACATGATCTTGTTTTTCTAAATAAGCCATATATCTCCTTACACTTGAAGCACAACTACATCTGCATTAGTCGTACTAGCAAACTCAGTTTCACTTATAGATAATTTAGTTGTCTGCCAATTAGCAGGATTAGGTGCATCTCCTTGGTTAGCAATTACTTGTACCCTTATCTCTAACAACTCTAAAGAACCTACAGCAGATATAATATCTCCAAAGTAAGTAATGGGGATAACATCTTGTCCTAATTGAGATAGATTAACTTTATCAATTAATGTACTTTCTATCAGTGCAGCACCTTCAGGTGGGAATGTAGATTCTGTGTGTTCTGTATAGTCCACTTCAAAAGCTAAGTTAATACTTACTGGGCGTGTTATACTTATATCTCTATCATTACCGTACTTATCTGTTACTACTAGAGGAGTATTGCCAAAGGCTTGTATACCTGCTGGTTTAGCTGTCAATACTGCTGCCCCGATATCTGTATCTGTGCCACCTTGTACAATAGTTTCAAAACTATGTTCTGGCCTTCCTGCTGCGTCTGTAACGGACGTATCATTCTCCACCACCTTAGCTGTAGTGACACCATCAACTAAGCTTGTATCGTCTTGTATGGCCTCCACTGTAGCTTTACCAGATGCACTCTGAGATGATATTATTCTAATCCTGTAATCTTCATCAGATTCTTTACTTCTACCTTGTGTATAAGCAATAGGGTTAGTTGTAACTACAGATGAACTTGTCACCATGCGTGTTACACTATTACTAGGGGCATTAATAGAGCCAACCACTTGAGACTCTACATAACCAATTACTGTTATATCATTAGAAAGTAAGTAAGCAGGAGTAGATATGGCTAAAGGTTTATTGTTAGTCGCTTCTATTACTAAGTAGTTATTAACTAAATCTAATGAAGTTATGAACTCAGTGGAAGCTACAGCATCTAAACTAGCCTTTAACCCTGTGATTATTTCTAAGGATGTAGCGTCTGCATCACTTGTATATGTGTATGCTACACTATTAACATCTACTCTATACAGTGTGGTATCTAATACTTGATCCACTTTGTATTCTATCTTCACACAAGAGCTAGAATTAACGCCTATATTAGCCGTAGTTACGAATCTATCTAGTGTACTGGGATTCTCTAAGATAGAACCGTTAGGTATATTAAAACCTGCCTTCTGCGTGAAGTGTTGGGTACTTGTAAAAGACTTTGTAGCACCTTGTCTTGCAACTAAGTTAAATGCACCTACATCATCAAGATTAGTACCTTCTGCTTTATTAGGGTTCTGACTATCATTCACAGCTTGTAACAGCTCATACAGCTCTGCTATCTTTTGTGCAAGGATGTTAGTCTGTTGTCCAAACTTCTCATCATCTCTTACACTTATATTCTCTAAACCTTCTACTTCTTTGTAAGAGGTTATTAAATTCTCTACTACGTCTGGCTGCCTGTCTATAACAAGACCTTCGGATGTTAACCCTGCCATACTCCCTCCTTAATTATTATTCTAATTTAACCCTACTACTAAGGGAGTGTCAGTACCTACACTTATACTTCCAGATTTAGTTAATGCTTCAAAAGAGATACTTAATTGTCTAGTTGGTTTATCTAGTGTAGACTCGTAAGTAAGTATCTCTAAGATATTCTCCCTATTTAATATATCTTCTTTTATATACTGATCTACTAATTGTTTAGTAGTTTTACCTAAGATAGATAGACTGTTATTATCATTCTCTATCCAAGGTATTCCAGCATCAATATTGAAATCCCATTCACCTCTATAAGTGGAGAGACTTATTAACACTTGCTGTCTGCTGGACTGCTCTATTGTATCTGTAAACTGTACAACACCATTGATAACTTTTACATCACCTGTTGTTTCATCTAATAAATAATCTACACTCATCTAAATACAACCTCTGTATCTTGTTGTGTGTTGCCATCTGAATCATTATCTTGTTCATGATAATGTTGCTCACCTATCTCAATACCATTTTGGGTAATAGATGAAGTGTTCTGTGCGATAGTCCCACTGACATTAGTTATCTTATTGCCACTGATATTCTCTATGTAGTCACCATTAACATCTACTTGTAAGTTGCCATTAGGTTTCATCTTAAAGCTGCTATCAGCGAACTTAATCTCTAAGTCATCCGGGTTAGGGTGTAAGTTAGTAGATACTGTAGGG